ATGCCAGCAAAAAATGAGCATGGGCTGACACCGCAGCAGGAGCGCTTTGCGCAGTTGGTAGCAGGAGGGGCGAACCAGTCGGAGGCATTCCGTCAGGCCTATCCCAATTCGGTGAAGTGGAAAACCGCTTCCGTGCATGAGCGTGCGAGTGGGCTTGCTGCAGACATCAAGGTTCAATCAAGGGTTTCCACATTGCAAAAAATGGCGGCTGATAAAGCCGGTCTGAAGGCCGAGGAGGTGCTGCGCCAGCTGTCCATGCTGATTTCCAGCGACATCGCGGACATTTGCCACCCTGACGGCCGGGTGAAGATGCCGCATGAGCTGGATGCGCGAACGCGGGCGGCGGTCAAGAGCTTCAAGATCACCAAGGATGGGATTGAGTACACCTTCTGGGACAAAAACAGTGCGGTGGACAAGGGGATGAAGCATTTGGGCCTGTACGAGAAGGACAACAGCCAGAAGCCCGCGGAGCTTGTCGGGGTGGTTCGATTGGTTCCGCTGCAACCACGGGAGGTCGGTGATGGCGGCAACGGTTGATGTGCAGATCCCGCCCGTACTGATCCCAGTTTTTACGGGTGAGGCTGATGTGCGCGGGGCGTATGGTGGGCGCGGCTCAGGTAAGACGATGACGTTTGCCAAGATGTCGGCCATTCGCGCTTACATGTGGGATCAGGCTGGGCGCGAAGGCGTCATTGTGTGCGGGCGGGAATACCTGAATTCGATTGATGATTCTTCGCTGGCCGAGGTGAAGGCGGCGATTGAGTCCGAGCCCTGGCTTGCTCCGCACTTTGAGATTGGCGAGAAGTACATTCGCACCAAGAGCCGCAGGATTTCCTACAAGTTCAGCGGGATGGATAAGCGCACGATCATGTCGCTCAAGTCCAAGGCGAAGATACTGCTGCTGTGGGCCGACGAGGCAGAGCCGATTACTGATAAGGCCTGGGACATCGTAATACCTACACTGCGTCAGGAGGATAGCGAGCTGTGGGTGACGTGGAACCCGGCGCGCAAATCCAGCGCTACGGATAGGCGTTTCCGCCAAACGAAAGACCCGCGTTTCAAGGTTGTTGCCTGTAGCTGGAAAGACAACCCGAAGTTCCCGGCGATTCTGGAGCGGCAGCGGCTGCGCTGGCTAGAAACCGACCCGGATAGCTACGACCACGTTTGGGAGGGCGCCTACGCTACGGCTGTCAAGGGCGCCTACTTCACCAAACAATTGAGCGCTATGAGGCGCGAAGGCAGGCTGGGCAAGGTGGCCGCCGATCCGCTGATGAAGCGCCGGCTGTTTGCCGACATCGGCGGGACCGGCATGAATGCCGACGCGTTCACGATGTGGGGGACGCAGTTCATTGGCCGGGAGGTGCGCGTGCTCAACTACTACGAGCAGGTTGGCCAGGGCGTTGAGCATCACTTGGCCTGGATGCGCCGCAAGGGATACACGCCAGATAACACCGAAATCTTCCTGCCACACGATGGCGCTACGCACGACAAGGTGTATGACGTGAGCTATGAATCGGCCTTCACAGCCGCGGGCTACAGCGTCATGGTTGTGCCGAATCAGGGGCGAGGCGCTGCAATCTCGCGCATCAATGCCGCGCGGCGGGTATTCCCCAGCGTCTGGATGAACGAGGAAGCCAAGAGCGAAGCCACGGACGCAAGCGAGTTTGAGCCTACCACGGCGGACGGCCTGGAGGCTTTGGGCTGGTATCACGAGAAATGGGACGAGGAGCGCGACATCGGCCTCGGGCCCGCTCACGACTGGGCCAGCCACGGGTCTGATGCTTTCGGGTTGATGGCCATCGTGGCCGAGGAGGCGATGCGGGGTGGTGGTGGTTTACACAAGGGTTCGCCGCTGCGCCGCCGCGGCTCTGCCATGGCCCGGTGACGTTGCAAGCATGGCATGGTCTGCGCCAGATCATTCTGGAGCGTCCATGTCCGTTTCAATCGACACCACCCGAGCCTACCTGACCCGCGTGCACGGGGAGGTGACGGCCATCTATACCTGGGTCAACGACGCGCGCGCGATGGTTCTGGCCGCAACGTACCGGCCTGGCAACCAGTTTGTGCCCGGCGCCCCGGTGTACGTCATCCTGGAAGAAAACGCCCACGCCTACGATGACCCCATTCAGCTGGCGCACACGGCCAAGAAGGCGGGCGAGGTGCTGGGCCTGGACCAATCGACCACGGCCTGGGTGAAGATTGCCACGGTCATCCATGAAGGCTTGCCCGACTTGATCCGCATGCCCACGGCCCCGGAGAAGGAGCACTACCGCGGCAGCTTTGGCAACATGATCCTGAGCGCGGACGGCAAGCCGATTGCGACTGAGGACATCCGCATTGAAAAGTCTGGGGTGGAATATGCCTGAGCGGTTTGAGGTGATGCCCAACCTCCAGGGCGCAGGCGACCGGGAGATTTTCACGGGCGAGCAGGTGGGTACTGAGCTGGCCGAGGTGAATGCGCACCCAATGGACTCAGAGCACGCCAGAAATACGCTGCGCAAGTGTCTTGAGTGGATGTACTACGAGAAGGACCGCCAATCGGCCAACCGCCTGGAAATGGCTTGTGACGCCGACTTTTACGACAACATTCAGTGGGACCCAGAGGACGCCCGGGTGCTGGCCGACCGTGGCCAGGTGCCGCTGGTGTTCAACGAAATCGCGCCTATGGTGGACTGGATCATTGGAACGGAGCGCCGCACACGGGTGGACTGGCGCGTGATGCCACGCACCGAGGACGATGTGGAGCTGGCGGACATCAAGACCAAGGTCATGAAGTACGTGAGCGACATCAACCGGGTGCCGTTCAATCGAAGCCGCGCCTTTGCAGACGCCGTGAAAGTGGGTGTGGGCTGGGTGGATGATGGCGTGCGTGACGACCCAACGCAGGATGTGCTGTATCAGCGCTATGAGGATTGGCGCAATGTGCTGTGGGATTCCTCTGCCTACGAGCTGGACCTGAGCGACGCCCGTTACCTGTTCCGCTGGCGCTGGGTGGACGAAGACATTGCGTGCACGATGTTTCCGGACCGGGCGGAGGTCATCAAGAGCGCGGTGGAGGATGCGCAGCACTACACGGCCAGCGACTGGGAGGAGGACACCTGGTACACGGCCGAGGAGTTGCTGAGCGGTGCCAAGACCGGCACGCTGCGCTCTGCGGGCTCTGGACCCATGGTGGACGCCAAGCGCCGCCGTGTGAAGCTGATCGAGTGCCAGTACCGTGAGCCGGTGAAGTCCAAGATCATCAGCGAGGGGCCGCTCAAGGGGCTGTTTTTCAACGAGCAGGACGGGGCGCTGGCGAATGCGCTGGCCCAGGCGGGCGGCAGCATCATCGACAAGGTGGTGATGCGCGTGCACATTGCCGTGTTCACCGAGGCGCACATGCTGGCAATGGGCCCAAGCATGTTCCGGCACAACCGTTTCAGCCTGACGCCGATTTGGTGCTACCGCCGCGGGCGCGACCGCATGCCCTACGGGGTGATTCGCCGGGTGCGCGACATTCAGCAGGACTTGAACAAGCGCGCAAGCAAGGCGCTGTGGCTGATGAACACCAACCAGGTGATTGCCGACGATGGAGCGACGGACGACTGGGACACTTTGCGCGACGAGGCGGACCGCCCGGATGGGTTGATCGTCAAGAAAGCGGGCAAAGAGATCACGATTCGACGCGACACCGACGCTGCTACCGGCCAAATCCAGATGATGACCCTGGACGCGCAGAGCATCCAGAAGTCTGCCGGGGTGAGCCAGGAAAACCTGGGGCGCCAAACCAATGCCGTGTCTGGTGAGGCCATCAAGGCGCGCCAGCTGCAGGGCAGCGTGGTGACGACTGAGCCTTTTGATAACCTGCGCCTGGCAACGCAGGTGGAGGGCGAGAAGCAGCTGAGCCTGTGCGAGCAGTTCTACACCGACCAGAAGGTGATTCGCCTGACGGGTGCCAAGGGCGCGCTGGAGTGGGTGAAGATCAACCAGCCTGAGATGCAGGCCGATGGCACGGTGCGGTTTTTGAACGACATCACGGCCAGCACGGCTGACTTTGTGGTGAGCGAGGCGGACTACGCCGGCACGCTGCGCCAGGTGATGTTTGAGGCGCTGAACCAGATGGCCACCCGCCTGCCGCCCGAGGTGGCGTTGCGCATGCTGACCATCGCCATGGAGTTCAGCGACCTGCCCAACAAGGACGAGATTGCAGACCAGATCCGCAAGCTGACCGGAGAGCGCGACCCGAACAAGCCCATGACGCCCGAGGAGGCCGCGCAGGCTGAGCAGCAGATGCAGGCCCAGACCGAGGCTTTGCAGATGCAGCGGGAGCAGGCGATGGCCGCGCTGGCAGAGCAGCAGGCCAAGGTGCGCGAACTGAACGCCCGTGCGGCCAAGCTGGAGGCCGAGGCTTCGACGGCTGGCGGTGGTGCTGACGCGGTGCGCGGTGAGGTTTCGCGGGTGCAGCAGCAGGGCCGGCAGGAAATTGACCGCATTACCGAGCAGCTGCGCAAGGCCCAGGCAGAGCTGGCAAACCGCACGCTGCAGATTCGCAGCGATTCGGACACCCGTATTGAGGTAGCCCGGATAGAGGCGGATGCCAAGGAGCGTGTGGCCCAGATTCAGGCGCGCAGTGACGAGCAGATTGCCAAGCTGACCGCCCGCCTGGACGCCGCGGTGAATGCCATGAGTGCCATGGCTGAGCTGGAGCGCAAGGAAGAAGCCGAGGGCCCCGAAGGCATGAGCGAGCCGGGGGCAGGCAACGACAACGAAGGAGATGCAGATTGACCACGACCACCACTTTGCAACCCCACCAGCAGCGCGTGGTGGACGAGCACGCCGAGTGTCTGGAGCGCCTGCGCAAGCTGCGCGCGTTCATTGCCGACGAGAAGGGCCCATTCCGCAACCTGGACCGGGCAGAGCGCAAGCGCTTGATTCGGCAGGAGGATGTGATGACGGACCTGGCGGTGGTGCTGGCCGAGCGCATCGCGGCCTTCATGCCCGAGGCTGCAGAGGCTGATTTCCCGCTGGGCAAGGCTTGTGACATCACGGACGGCACCTGCGAGGCCTGCCAATGACCGGCGCAATTTCCCCCATCCCACCCATGAACACCGAGGTTTACATGAGCACTACCGACGAATCCATTGAGCAGGAAATCCAGGCCAAGGGTCTGACCGCGCCGCGCGTGACGCCTGCGGACATTGAGGCGAACATCGCCTGCGAGCACTATTTCACCGCCGCCGATGGCGTTCTTGGCAACATTGATGTGGTGCCGGACGACGATCAACTGGACCTCCTGGAGCTATTGACCTTCTGCGTCCTGGTGCTGCGCAACGGTTTCACCGTGACCGGAGAGAGCGCCTGCGCCAGTCCCGAGAACTTCGATGCCGAGGTGGGCCGCAAGATCGCCCGCCAGAACGCTGTGAGCCGCATCTGGCCCCTGATGGGCTACGAGCTGCGCAGCCAGCTGGCCCGCCCGGTATTGACCGAGGCCGACGCGGCCGCCGACCTGGCCGGGCTGCCACGCCCGAGCGCGGGCTAATTCCAGACAGAGTTTCTTAGGGTGCGGTGTTTGCCGCTTGAACCCCGGTGCTGCAAGGTGCCGGGGTCTTTTTTCGTGGCAAGCATGGCACGCTGGGCTTTTACCTTAACCCTCTGTCAAGGAGTGACTGACCGTGGACAAAGACATTGAATCGACCCTGACGCCCGAAGAACTGGAAGCCATCAACGGCGATGCTGGTGAAGAAGAAAACCAGATCATGCGCCAGGGCGCCAAGCCTGCAGCTGCTGGTGAGGCTGATGCTGCTGGCGACGCAGACGGCGCCGAGGACGATGCCGCCGACGAAAAGCCCGCCGCCAAAGAGGCCCCATACCAGGCGCCACTGCCCAGCGACTACGACGACCAGATCAAGGCCATCAAGGACGAGGACGCAGCGCTGCGCCAGAAGTTCAAGGACGGCGAGATTGACATTGACGAGCGCGATGCAGGACTGGCCGCCTTGGCCGAGAAGCGCGAGGGCTTGGTGATCCAGCGCGCGAAGGCTGAGATTGCCCAGGAAATGAGCCAGCAGAGTGCGCAGCGCCAGTGGGAATCCACTGTGGCCACGTTTCTGACCGGCGCGGCCAAGGAAGAAGGCGGCTTCGACTACCGCAAGGATGACGGCAAGCGCGCAGACCTGGACCAGTTCCTGAAGATCCTGGCCGACAAGCCAGAGAACGCCGACAAGCCCATGGATTGGTTTTTGCAGGAAGCCCACAAGCGTGTGAAGGCATTGCATGGCGTGGCGCCTGCGCCCAAGCGGGAAACCGTTGAGGAGGCTGTGGCCAAGCGCAAGGCGCCGGTATCTGCCATGCCAAAGAACCTGTCGCAGGTGCCAGGCAGTGACGGCCCCGGCGATGTGGATGGCGAGTTTGCCGACATCGAGCGCCTGGAAGGATTGGAGTACGAGGCCGCCATTGCCAAGCTGACGCCTGCACAGCGCGAGAAGTTCCTGAAGGGGTAATGGATGCCCAAACCAACCAGACTGTCAGGCCTGGTGATGGACATGCGCCAGGGTGATGTCGTCATCCTGGGGCATAACATCAAGATCCATTTCTTGGAAAAGAGTGGGCGAATCATTCGAGTGCGCATCGCAGCGCCGCTCGATGTGAAGATCAGGAAAGAGTCCGAAAAAGGCGAGGAAAGCCGACATGCAACACAAGGATCGCCTCTCTGACGAAGAGCGCAAAGCACGCCGCCTGGAGTCAGCGCGTAAGTACCGCGAAGCCAACCGCGAGAAGGCCCGAGAGGCGGATCAAACACGG